GACGCACGCGTTACTGTCACGCTAGGAATCGATGCGTGAGCACCTGGAGTGAGGGTGGTGAAGTCGACCACGGCGGCTACTCCACCCCGCTTTCGCAGCGCTATCTGTTGGATCAGGTTCACGATGGGTCCACAGGAAGCACGAACGCGTACTCGATGCCGGTTGCGGTGGTCCCAGTAGACTTCACCTGTACGCACTCGACGACACGCGTTTCCCCGTCTTCGAAAGCCATCGTCGACTCGGTGCCGTCCGGATAGACCACGGCAATGTTGCCGGCGCCAGACACTCTCAGCTGTTGGGAGTGGTACCCGAGCGTCGTTGCGTCGGACGGTGTAACTGCGGCCCACCGAGGCGGGTCATTGCGGTTACGCGCGACGTTTTTGAACTGGTTGACTACAGCCATTGTTCGCCTCTCAGTTGGGCACGCAAAGCGCCCGGAAACCTGTACCAGCACTGTCGGCGGCACCCACAAGCACGCGCTCAAGGGCTGGCGTGCTGCCGCGCTTGAGGCGTACCAAGATCGCCACTTCGTCGTTGCCCGCCTCAGACACCACCACCGCACTTTGCTGCGTTTGCGGGCTGGTGCCGCTCGCGCCAGGGACCGTCACGAAGAGCTCAATCACCGCAGGCGTTGCGTTGCCCGTGGACACGCCTGGGCTGATGCCAAGATCAGCGGCTTGTGCGTCCGTTCCCGTGGCGCTGCCACCACGCACCGTGGGTGCGGCTGGGGATGCTCCGTCCTGACCGAGCACGACTTCGGAAGCTGCCGTGATCCTCGTTTCGCAGTCGGTATTGCCAAAGACGGCGATGTCATTTGCATCGACGACCGCAAGCGACTTCTCGTCCCCAGCTCCGTTTTCACCGGAGAGCGGCGTGTTGTTCGCGAGGATTGCGTTGTTCGTGTAGAGCTTCAGCGGGGTGTATGGGCCACCGCTGTGGATCTGGAAGGTCATCGAGGTGAGACTTCCAATCGTGGCGGTGAGGTACGGACCATTGATGGCGAGTGTGCTGCCGCTTGTCTTGAGGACCTCCTGCGCGCTGCCGCCGCCGTCCTTGATGCTGAGCGGGATGTTGACCGGGATGGTCACAGCCGTGTTGTCCACACGCATCATCTCCACGTTGTTTACGTAGAAGATTTGCGGTGCCGCCGAACCACTTCGGAATTGGATGCCTGAAACGCTGTTGTCCCCCACGAGCACGTGGTTGCCGGACCAGCCTAGAGCCCTCAGAAAGGCTGTGTCACCGCTGTTTCGGAACAGCACTCCGAGTGCCGCGTTGGACAGCGCCACGCCAACCGAGACTCCCAACGATGCTGCAGAGATCCCGACGCCATACCGCTCGCACTGAATGTCGTGCGCGAAGGACTTCGCTCCATAGATCGTCTGGGGGCCATCGCCACCCATCAATGTGAACGTGAGCGAAGTGCTGCCCAGCGTTATGGTGCCGGTCGTGGTCAAAACCCAGATCGAGCGTGCGTACGTGGTGCCCTGCTCCACGTAGACCGTCTGTCCCGTGGTCATCTCAGCGTCTGTGTCGGCATCGGACGTGCGGGTCCACGCGCCCACTGCCACGCCATAGATGCCGTTTTCCGAGGCGGCGGTCTGAGCCCTGACGAGCACTCTGTCTCCGGCGGAGAGCAGCACCCCGTCCACCGTCTGTATACCGGAAAGCGTGATGTTCGCTGTGGTCGCTACCCTGCACGAGCTCTTCCAGTCGGAGACTGCGCTGCCGCCTCCTCCGCCTGCCGAAGGAACCCAGCTCGTGGAGCCTGCATCCCACGTGAGCACGTCACCGTCCGATGGCGCGCTGTTCGAAATGTGGTTGCCGCGAATGTACGCCGCATCATGCAGCTGCGCAGGCGTGTCGTCAGGGACCCACGGACCCGGCGTCAGATCTGCTGCGCGATCTCCAACCAGCACATCGCCGTTGCTCAAGAAGAGCAGCCAGGCACCCTCGGAGATGTCGAACCAGTTCACACCAGGGTGCCTGTCTGGCGTCGAAAGCAAGGTGTGGATGGGGATCTTGGCACGCACGAACGAGTCAGCCTCAAGCACGTTCGACGTCATGAAGAACGGTGCCCGCAGTGTCGACAGGTACCACGATGAGTCGTAGTAAAAGAGGCGCGTTACACCCAAAACAGGAGGCACAAACGAATCCCAGGTGGAGCCGTCATCTCCTGAGATGTGCCAAAGCGTTGGATCTCCAGGATCGTAGTACCCTGACGATGAGGAGTATGCGACCACTGTCTCGCCGTCCGTGGAAAGCTGCCAGACAATCGCAGCCTCAGTCCACCCGATCGTTGAGGCAAGCGTCCACGTCCCTGTTGGATCGGTGGCCGTGTATATCTCAGCGCCCGCTCCTGTGTAGCCAGGGTTCGACGTGATCGCAATCCACTTGGTGCCCGAGAAAACTATCGATCCAAACACCAGCGTCGTCGGAGTGCCAAGTGTGGCTTCTGCCCAAGAAGCGCCATCGTCTGTTGAGTAAAGAATCTTCCCTGCGCACCCGGCTAGAATAGTACCGTTTCGTGACGCAAAACAGCCGATGCCCGTGGTGACCGCCGCGGCGAGCGCGCTGCTCCATGAGTTGGAATCGTCTGAAATTGCAGACAAGACTCCCTGGTCTGGAGTGGTTCGCCAAATTCTTCCAGAGCCACTCTTCGTGGTGGCTAGAAGCCAGCTTCCGCCTGTCCAAAACGCATCCACAACCGAGCCGCACGATGAGCCTCCGGACTGAGGACTAAGAACCGTCCATAGCTGTCCGCGCTCGGAAACGTAGATGTCTGTACCCCCTGGAGGCACGGCGACAATACGTCGTAGAGCGCGCATCGAAGCGGACGACTCCGCAGTGTCTGTGTCCACTGCTGTTCGAATGACGTTCGCTGCACCTGTCGTGAACTTCTGAAACGCCGAGGTAGACGGCGCCCGAAGAAAGTTGACCCACGTCGACAAGTGGTAGAAGAGCCAGTTGAACCACTGGGCCGGGGGCTTCTGGTCTGAACTGAAGCCTTCGTTTCGCACCACTTCGATGGGCTCCACTACCTGGTCTTCGGGAGCGTCGGACGCAAACAGGGGCACGATTGTTGGGCGCTTAGGCATCAGTCAATGACTCCGGTGAGGTAGCCGCCAGTCGTGGCGGCAACGTCTGAAAAGCCTTCTGTAGTGCTTGTTTCTGAAAAGAAGGTGTTGGCTGAGAAGCCGAACAAAGACGACTCAGCGCGGGGAGGGTCGATCAGTTGAAGCTGGACTCCTCCGGCCTTCGCGATCTGCAGCACGCGGAGCACTGACACGGACGAGTAGGGCAGCACTGCGTGCGGCACCACAAGCCACGAGGCGTACCCGTCCAATGTGCTGAAGGTGATCCCGTCGGGATCGAACATCAGGCCGATGACCTCGAGCAAGTCCTCGCCTGTGCCTGATGACTGCCGGGCGCGCACGATGGCGCGTAGCATGACGCGGTAGTCGTCATCATTCATCGACCCACGAGCGAAGGCCAAAAGCGCCCCGATCTGATCGAGCGCGTCACCTACTGCAGTGTCCAGCGTGCATTGCAGTAGCGCCCACAGCGCATCTTCGATCTCTTGCGCTTGACGGATCCACGACTGCAGAAGAGCCGTGATGCCGGCCTTCGTGCGGAACTGCCTGGGCAGAAGCTGGACCGCTCTACTTGCGTGGTCGGTGATCTGGGTATGCTCCGAGATCTTGTCTGGCTCGGTCTCTGCCATCAGCTTATCCTGCTGCTGTCGAACACGGCGAGCTCACGCGGGCCGATTTCCAGATTCTCAGAACGCTTTGTGGCAGACGTTCTGCCGATGCGGATGTCCACCACGTCGGTCACTCCGGCCACGTCGATCACCGCACAGATGAGCTTGGCTCGAATGACATCGGAACCGAGGGTCATCGTGTCTCCGTACTCGAGGATGGCAGCCTCGACAGCATCGTTGCCGGCGTAGGTCGCAGCGTCGTACCGGATGTTGACGTCTACCCAGACGTTGACGGCCACGGGCTCGCTCCAGTACATCGTGTGCGTCTGGCCAATGCTGTCCGTGACGTCTGCGCTGTGGGTGCCGTAGGTGTCGATGCCGCCGGCGACCGAACGCCAGAGCTGCTCTGCGAGAGCTTGTCTGGCCGCATCTAGGTCTGGACCCGAGAGGCCCGGGCGAAACTGCACGACAGCTTCCACGCAGTGCGGAGGCCGGTGCTGCTCGTCGTAGTACGCCGACGTGTTCTCCTCGACGAAGACCGCGGAGACCACGTTCTCCCCGTCCACCTGGACGTCGGCCAGGTCAGCCTGGATGGCAGGGACTGTGGCCGTTCCTGGGCGCGCAAGCTCCTGCTCGCGACGCACCCGAAGCTCAGAATCTTTCTCATCGGCCTTGCCTGGCTCCGCGTCTAGGTCGTTGGTGACGGCGGTCCAGCCGACCACTCGGCTCACGCGCACGGTGATGGTGCCGGCGTTTGCTGTGATGATGCCTGTTTGCTCGGCCTCGGCGAGGACTTCCACGGGCTGCGGGCTGACAGGGTCCGTGTTCGTGACGGCAACGGTGGTGATCCATCGGTTCGAGGCTTGCCCCGAGACATGGGCCACGGAGCCAGCAGGCAGCGTCACGCTTGGGCCAAGGGTCACCTTGAGCGTGACCAAACCCTTGGTCGCGCCTCTGCGGACGGTACCAGTGAAAGCGCACGTGGCATCCAGCGCATCGAAGGTCGCGCCCCTTGGATCCCGTGCCTTGTAGACCGCCGCTCCGAGCTCCCAGAGCTGCCGCAAGTGAGTGGCTACGATGGCGTTTAGGTGACCCAGGAGTGACTCAGGGCTTGTGTCCAGCGTCGGATCGATGTCGGCCTTCTGGTCGACTTCGATGTCCTGCTTGATTGCCTCGAGCGTCTTGGCTTCGAAGCCTGTTGGTAGCAGTCCTGGCATTACAGTTCTCCCACGATGAAGCCGCTAAGATCCACTGGAGTGCCGTCGAGGGCCTGCGCCTCGAGGTCCACAAAAGCCGTCCGGTCCGACTCCACCGTCAGCGCGAACGAGTCCAACGAGGCGATGCCAGGACACGTGACAACCGACCGCCTAAGCATCTCTCGGAAGCGTCGCTCAACAGCCTTTTGTCCAAGGTAGTCCACGTAGGGCATGCCCACCCTCAGATCGAGGATGTAGTCCCCACGCCACTGCCGCAGCCGAACGCGCAGCCGCTGCGAGGACGCCTCCCCGCCTGGTTCGGTCAGACGCATCTTGCCGCCGGAAATACCAAGATCTCCGGTCACCGGGTCAATGTAGATGTCTCTCATTGGGGATTGGTCGGATGAGGGAGCGCGAGGGGACGCAGCCGCCGAGCGTCGGAGCTCAGTGAGCTCGCTTTGCGGTGTCGGTCACCGGACACAGTGCGTCCACGAGTCTGAAAATCTCTGAACACAGCGCGGATGTGTACCGAAGCTCTCGGCACATCTCGCGGGCCGTGGCAGTATCGCCTCTGGAAAAGGCTAGCTGGAGCCGGCTCGAGTGCTTCCCGGCACTTCCGAAAAGCTCAATCAACAGCTTGGCAAGGGAGAAGCCCAGGAGGTTGTCCTCTGCAGGGATCTCCCGGATGAGGCTGAATCTAAGCAGCTCAAGCCCCAGTGCACCGTTCTCCAACAGCACCGCCTCACGCGCGAGGTTTCTGAACGTGTCTTCCCAGTTCTGTATGGGACGTGGCGGTTCCGCCGGGCGTGTTTGCCGAAGTTCGAGGAAATCTCGGATGAGGTCACGCGTGAGCTGGTTGGCCTTCGGCGTCTCGCTCTTTGTGACCACGAAGAGAGCGTCAGCCTCGTCGAGCCAGAACTCGGTGGACTCATGAGAACCCAGGAACTTGCCGGAGGATGAGCTGCGCTCCACGGTGGAGCGCAGCTCCAACGGCTGGATGTTCCCTAGTCTTTTGTGCCTCAGCACGAGCTTCCGAATGTTTCGGGGTCGGTCAAACCCAAGCCATTCCGCAAGGTCGATGTCTCGGACCCTGGGCTCTTGGTCACCGCGTCCCTCGAAGGCCGTGAAGGTCCGGCCTCGGTCCGCAAGCTTGTAGACCTTCTGCAGGCTGCTGCCTGTGCCGATGGTGATGGTTTCCATCACGACAGCTCCTGCTTGGGTTCCACGCTCACGCGAAGCATCGCCGCTCCAAGGTCTAGGTCAAGACTGAAGGACTGCTGCCTCGGGTCTGCCTTGGAGGACTTCCGCTTGCCGGAAGGAAGAGCTAGAACCCTCCTGCTTGCCGTCGCCGTCGCCGTTGCCTGGATGATCGAGCGAACCCCAAGAATCGCGGATCGGATCGAGAGAAACTGAGACTCTGTCCAGTACCCCATCTCCCGGCCCGTACCCCCAACGCAGGCCAGTCCGAGCGCGTGCTCCAGAATGGCGCCACGGACCCTGACTTTTTCAGACGAGGCCATGCTGTACAGCGTTGTCACGGTTTTGATCGCGTCGTCCAGAGCACCCTCCACTTCACGGCGGCGAGCGGCGTAGACTTCGGTGGGGTCGATGGGGACGAGCTCGGTCCTGCGCTGCGGGGGTTCAGCCTTGGTCATCACGCGCTCGAAGACCTTGACCATGCGCGTGGTCAGAGCCCAGGCACGCGGGGTGTCGGACTGAGTTGCGACCAGAAGCGCTTGGGTGCGATCGAGCCAGAATTCCTTGCCGGGGCGACCGCCGGAGGTTTGCGCCACGGTGTCGCAAACCTCGATATCATTCAACTTTTTGGCCTTAAGCATCCTTTCGATGAGTCTTCGGATATCACGCAGCCGCGTGAACCCGAGGAAGTCCGCTAGCTCAAGATCGCGAACCAAGGGCTCAGTGCCGGGCCTGAACAACAGGTCTCCCTCAGGAGTGTGGACCACGGCCTTCCCGTCCGCCGCCTCGTCGACCGTGATCTCCCAGGCCTCCAAGACTTCGCCGTGGTGGACTTCCTGTGCGGCCTGCGCTACTTTCTTCTTCGTCATCGCTACCTCTTCGTCATCGGTGACCACCGGGCCGGGCGCTACAACGCCGCGGCCCAATTGATTTTTCGGTCAGCGGTGGTCACAGCGCTGCCGTTCCGATACGGAGCGCAGAAGCTCCGACGGGTGGCTGATGTCACCATGGGCAGCAGTTGCCGCTTGGGACGAGTCTACACTAGGCGAATTCGCGTCACTATGCAAGCCCGCCTAGTGAGTGGGTTGCCGCTTAGTCTCTGCGGCCTTGGACGATGTCCCCGCGAGCCTTCGCCGCGAGGTACTCTGCTTCGAGCCCGGCTTCCTTGAGCGCGCGGATCACATCGGAAGCGCCGGCCATCTCGAGGTGCCGAGCGATCGCTGAGAGGTTCCACCCGAGGGCCGCGATGGTCTCCGCCAAGAGGTTCCGCTTTGCCAACCGCGCCGCTTCCTCGGCCGCCAGTGTGAGCCTGGATTTCTTCCGTCCAACAGGCGTCTTTGGTGGTTTCGCGGAGCTCCTGGGGGTCGACACGGACGAGAGCATACTCGGGAGGGTGGGTCTTGTGGAGCTCCGACGCTAGGGCTTGACTGGCGCATCGGTCGGCCTGGGCACGTCTGGACTTGTTTGGGGCAGTCCCTTGACGGAAGGCCTGGTCATGGAGCTCCATTGGGCGGATGGCCATCGTCAAAATCTCCGCGAGACACTTCGTCTGCCCTGAGGTCTGTGTTTGCTGCTGCGGTCCAGCAAGCACAACGATGTCAGCCAGCCGAACCGAGGAGCGCGGAAGGAAGCAGATCACCAAAGAGCTCCAGTTCCCTGCGTGCGAGTTCTGCGTCTCCCATCGTGGAACCAAAGGTTTTTTCGGCACCGCTCTTCCGTCGGGCACACATCCGAGGGAGCAGTGTTGCGGCAGAGGCATCATCGTCGAGCTGAAGGACTGGGAGGCAACCGACTTTACGTTTTGGTTCGAGAACCCCTACTACGCCCACTTGTTCGCCGAGGCGAACCGAGCGGCGCGAAAGACGGTTTTGATGGCGGAGGGGCTTTCCGGAGTCCCGCTTGCGCCGCTGTCCGAAAGGTTCCCTCCAACACCTCAGCCACACCAACCCACCGAAGTCCACGTAGGGGATGATCCCAATGTAAGTTTCGGCAAACTGGTTAGGAGCCTAGCCTGGTTCGTAGTCGTCTTTGCGGTTGGGATGATCGTGCTTCTGCTCGGAAGCAAGGGCTTTCAGCGTCGGAATGAAGCCGAGAATCCGCCTCGCACCGCTCCGGGGCTGTCCGTTCTGCCGGCCCAGCCCCTTGACGGTGGTATGCTCCCTGACGCACACCGACCGCCGGCGACCCATCACGGTGGGGCCAGAAGGTGACCCCGATGGGAAGAAAGCCAAGGACCCAGCCAGATCATCACCCGCAACGACGCTCAGGCAATGTCACGCCTGCAGCAGTGTCCCTAGTCCTGCTTCCGCTGGTCGGCTGCACCAGCGTTTCGCCAAACTACGGCCGAGATGTTGTTGTCTCAGACACCGTGGACGTGACGGTGCAGGATGTTCCCCGAGACGTTGTCTTTCTCCTGCCGGACGTCCAGCGAGACATCGTTGAGCTTGTGTCCGACACAACGATGGATGCTCCGGACGCTCAAACCGGCACCGACGTTCAAGCGGCTGCAGACGTCCCTCCGCAGGATGCCGGACTCTGGCTTGGCTCGAGACCTTCCGACCGCGTGTTTGGCGGAGCGTTTCGCTCTACATGTCACCAGGACATGTTCGGCTGCGTCGAAGCGAACATGGACAGGGTTTACTCGGGGGTCGGTACCGTCCCTAGCACCTGTCTTCAAAGCTCTGTGTCCATCGGATTTCTGGTTTGGTACTGCCCCCAAGGCGCCGTGAGTTCTTCGGTTTGCAAGAAAGTGGAAGGTTCGATCCTTCTCACTTCGAACGGAGGGTACACCATCAGCAGGATCTCCGTTGGCGGAGCCGACACTACCGACGCGACCCTTGAGTACACGAGAGAGTATGCGGACGGAGCAACCACCCGAAGAAACTTCCATTTGAAGTTCCGGCTCGACCCGAACTTCATGCACGCCGGAGCGACCGGAATCCCTGGCGTGACCGACGATCCCGCGTATGGGGACCTCTGGGCGCTTGGGTGCCCGCTGCCTTAGCGAAGCGGGATGGTCTTCTCTGTCGCAGGCGGCAGCGTACCGCTTTGCAGTCCTCCCAGGCTCGTGCTTACCACAGCCTCACCGTTCGCCTGGAGCTCGTCGCGAAACGCCCGAGCCATAGCCCAGCACAAAGCTTTGACAGCGTTGGCACCTGCAGCGTTCAGCGGCGAGGCGAACCCCGCTCGCGTGTCAGCGATCAGGTAGTCATAGGCCCTTTTGGAAAGGCCTGTCGTGCAGTCAGCATCACCCGCGTTGATGGCCATTAGGGCACCTTCACATTCTGGGAGCCTTGCCCACTTTCGATGACGCCGCCGAGGTCAATCATCTGGCCCGCGGGTGTTCCGCCACTCGGAAGGTGTCCTCCACCCGGGGTGTACGTGAACACCACAGGGTAGGGGCCAGCTTGCCCCGAAAGCTTCCCAACGTTCAGGCCGGAACCTTCCTTGGCCACGGGTTTGGAGCCCCCGCGATGGACCACTGTGCCGTCTTGCTGGATCTCGAAGCGCACATTGCTCCCCTGGGATATCTCCAGAGCTCCGCCGTTTTTCAGCGTAACGCGAACCCCGTCTGCTTCGTCATTGCCGATGACAAGGGCGGGGGAGTCGTCTCCGCCGCTGGGTGCGTTGCCCAAGGCCTTCGAATGCACAAACATCCCGGGGATAGCTACCGCATGAGCGATGCTGTGCCTCCGGAGATCGCCCGGGTACTGCTCCGAACCGTCGCCGTCTCGCCAGTGTCCGATGGCGCTTTCGCAGCACTGCACCAGCACCGTGTCGCCCTCGGCAATCGCGAAGGCCACAAACCACTTCTCGGTGCGCGGGAACAAGACAGGGATCCCGAGCAGCTGCGGCAGGTCTTCGTAAACCGTCGTGCCGTCAGGCTGAGGCACGGCGTGCTTGATGAGTGGCTGGATGTCTGCGGTCTGCGTGGCTGCGTCGTAGCTCTCCACGCGGCCAGGGAAGGCCGTGTGCACATCCTCGAGGTACTTCTCAATCCAGGCCCGAACCACGTCCACGTTGCTGGGATAGGTAGGTCTCATCCTGTGCTCTTCAGCTCCAGCTCCACATGCCAGTCTTCCCCGAAGGTGTCCCCCGAGTACTCTGCCTTTTGAATCCTGTAGGTCCCGGTCGCCGTCTGGCTCTCGAGCCGCACCAGTCTTCCTGGTACAAGGTCAGGAATGAGCAGCGCCTTGGCCTTGACCACGTTGGCCTTCTCGACAGCAGGCACCCCCACTAGCCCAGTCTCAGGCTTCAACAAAACGGCCTGTCTGTTCAGCGCCTGCCCTTGAGCGAGGATTTGCAACACGCCTTCCTGGATCGACCATTCAAGCCCCGCGCTGAGCAAGATTCGATGCAGCTCGGTTGCGGCCTGTCCGTGGATCGCTGTCCCATGTGGGAACACTGTCGAGAGCTGGTCCAATGAGGCCGAGGCAATGGCCTCGTTCGTGTTCCCTGTGCCCACGCCCATGGCATCAGCCAGGTAGCTCACGACGTCTCGGAGCTGCGCGTTGGGCCCAAAAGACCTTGAGGCCCTGGCAGTACGCACGGCATGTTCGCCGTCACCAGCGGTGATCTTGGTGATCCAGTCGGCTCCATCACGCACGTGCTGAGTCTTGCGCTCGTTGCCCTGGAAGAGCATGGACATGCCTTCTTGGTAGCCCGCCTCCACCCGCACCATGGGTCTGGTGGCATCGGCAATCTCGCTTCGGTGCGAGCTGGTGAGGTTCCAGACCTCGAGCTCGCAAGCGCCAGGCGAGCGCTGCAGGCTGCGCTTCACCTTGAACTTGACGTCTAGGTCTTCGGTCTGCAGTGAGCCGACCGTGACTCGCCACTTGCGGCCAAAGAGCTTCAAGATGCCAGCTCCGCGAGCTCACCGGCCGTGAAGTAGACCAGTTCGAATCTCACGCCTAGGTCCGAGAAACCTGCATCCTCGCTCGCTCCTGTGGAGTCCAGCAGCAACAACTCGCCCTTGGGGCACCGAGAGTCGGTAACGCCACGAAGCAGAGGCCACTGCGAAACCAGCTTGATGCCCGAGGCGATTGCGGCGCCGTCTTGGTCTGCGATCGAGAGGTACCAGGCGCCGTCACGCTGGATCCAGTCGAAGCTCAAGATGTAGTCGCGACCCTCGATGGCGGTGCGCTGTACCCAGTTGGACTGCCCGCCAGGCACGCATGGGATCTTGATGGTCATCTGCACTCAGCGTCTTGATAAAAAGTCAAACCCCGCGGCCGCTACAGTTCGCCTGCGCGAGTTCTCTTGATCTGATCCTTCTTGCCCAGGCTGACTGCCGCGGTTGCGGCCTGCCTGCCCACGACGCTGCCTCGGCTGTGGAACCTGCACTGTTCGCGAGCTTGCGATGCGGATTTTTCGCAAGGTCAGCGTGAGAGAGACTGCGTTCGAAAACTCGGATGAGCGCTTTGCCCGCACGTGCTCCAGGACGCAGTCCTCAATGGTCCGCATTGATGTGCGCACCGTGAGCACCTGTCCCGCGCTGATGAGCTCCTGGAGCACGGTGTCAATCGCGCGCACTCTGTCAAACTCCTGGCTGAAGGTCAGCACGTTGACCGAAGCGCTTTGCCCGTTTGGCTGGATTGACTGGGCCTGTACGCTGCCGTTTGCGCCGTCCATGCCGTAGGTTGGGACCACCACGGGAGCGTTGGTAACGATGGCCTCCAGCGTCACCGTGGGGTTCTCTGCGCGCACATGGTCGGTGATCGCCGAGCCGGACTCAACCGCGTGTTCGGTGGCCTTGGCTGCATTGTCGTAGCCTTCGTCCACCACCGCGTCAAAGTCGATGGTCTGCGGCTGGCCGCCCTCGGGCTCCCAAGAGATTTCGAGCATTAGGAAGAGGACTCCTCGGGATGGTCTGCGTCGTTGGCGTGGCGCTGACGTTCCTCGATGATCTCTGCCGCGCGACGCGCCGCACGCTCGGGGTCTGCCACGCCGTTGACGTGGACGGTCGTGGGGCCGATGTTCGTGGTTCGGCTGCCTCGATTCGCCGCATTGCCCGCTCGCGCTGGAGCTGGGACTGCTGCCTGCTGTCGCTGTTGGCCCGCAGGCGGGAGGTTCAGCACGAGATCTCGCCAGTCCTTGGCGATGTTCGCGGGGATGTCTCCAAGGCTCGAAAGCCCGCCTCGAATCATGCTCCCAACGCTCGAAACAAGCCGGGTTAGGGGCTCAAAGAACGCACGGACCTTGGCCCACATCCGAGACAGGGCTCCTCCCAGCATCTCGTCGACGGCATCCCATGCCTTCCCGAACTCGCCGCCAATGGCGCTCGCAAGGTTCGAGATGTCCGTCCAGACCCCTGAAACGGCCGTGCGTGCTGTGCGCCACCAGCCGCTGAGTTTCGCTTCTGCGTCGGAAACGGCAAGCTTCACGCCGTCCCAGGCTTCGCCTAGGGAACGAACGACATTCTGTTGCGTGCCCGCGCCATAGGTCTTGTCGAGCCACCTCCCAAGGGCGGAGTCCGCCCCGGTCATCATCCCGATGAAGTCCTCGACCGCGAGAACAATCAGCGCTACGGCTGCAACCCAGGCCATGGTGGAGAGGGTGGCTGCCCCATTCGCCGCAATCCACGTGCGGACAGACTGCACCATCCCGGAGATGCCGCCCGAGCTCTTGTACCACTGCTCTGCAAGCCATTTTAGCGCCTTGACGTTGGCGACAATGGACTCGTAGAGCTGCTTCTTCAGGATGCCTGCAAGCCATACAGCCGCGCGAATGTTGGCCAGAATCGCGGGGTACATCTTGACCGCGAACAGAGCGGCCAAGAGCACCACGACCACCCGGAGCGCTTTCGATGTCGCGATGAACTCGCGGGTCTGCTTGGTGAACTTGCCGAACCAAACGACCCCGGCAGTGGTCGCCGTAACGATCTTTGTTAGGGTGGGAAGGAGCATCTCGGCGATGACCGACTTGAAGGAAGTCGTCGCCATGTTGAGCGAGTCCATCGCGTCGCCGTAGTCATCGGCTGCGGCAATGGACTCGTCGGACATGCCTCCACCAAGAGCCTCGAGTTGTCCTCGAAGGTCTTCGAAGCCGCCGGCTCCGCTCTTCAGGATGGTCAGGAGTTTTGTGCCGGACCTTCCAAACAGCGAGGTTGCGACGGCTGTTCGTTGTGCCGGGGACTCGATGCCGCCCATGGCCCGGGCAACATCGGCCATGATGTCGCTTGCGGATCGGGCCTCACCCGATGCTGTCCGAGTGGCGATGCCGAGCTCCCGAAGGGTCTTTGCCGCCTTGCTCTTTTCCCCCTGCCCGAGCTGCATGTTTAGCTTGGTCAGAGCCCCAGTGAGTTCGGTTGCGCTCACTCCGCCAAGGCGTGCGGCGAACTGCAGTTGCTGCAGCTCTTGGTAACCCATTCCAAGGCGGTCCGCTGTGTCCTTGACCCTCCCCGCAGCCTCAGAGTACTCATCCGCAAACTCACGGACTGCCTCTGCTCCGTCCCGCAGCGCGCCGAACGTCTTGCTCCCAGAGATCGCTTCGATGAAGGTTTTTGCCTTCTCAACGATCCCTTCGAGCTGCTGCATGCCCTTGGGTAGGTTCTTTTGCGGATCCCACTCGATCTCAAAGACCGCCGCGAGCTCTCGGAGTACCGTGCTACCCATCTTGGTTTTCTGCGTCTTCCAGTGCGTCTAGGACTGAGTTGGCATCGTAGACGTCAGCGAGGGACCACTCGGTCAGGATCGTGTGTAGAGAGTCTGTGTACCGACGCGAAACAGCCACGCGATGCACAACCCAAGGGATGTGATCGGGGAGCTCGAACGTTACGAAGCCGCGCCGTGCGAAGCGCTTTGGGCCTTTGCGAGCCCGAGCTCGGGTAAAGGGCCGAGGTTCACCTCCAAGGCGAACTTCAGCCACTTCACCAAGGCCACGTAGTTTCCGGCAAAGTGCATGTCGAACACTGCCGAGAGCCCAAGCTCTTTGCCGTCCTTGCGGCGCAAGGTCGTGTTCTCGGCGAGCAGGTTGCACACGGTCACAAAGTCGTCAGGGTCCAGCTTCTCGGTCACTGCGCTGAGACCCTCAAGCAGCCCGTCTCCCAGCTCCTTGAGAGAGCCGATCTTGCTGAGGGCTGGCGACACTGTCTTGGCCACGATGACGAAGACCCGGAGGCCCTTGCCTGCGGGAAGAGGAGTCACCCGGTAGACGTCTCCATCGATGACGATATCGCTTGGATTTCTCATTAGACGTCAGGGCTCCCGCTTAGGTCGAACTCGAGCTCTGCGCAGCCGAGCTCCCATTCGTAGTCCGCAATCTCGCGCCCGCGTTTCACCTCGGGGTACTTGGCAACCCAGGCTTTGTCAGCCCTCGCCAACACGATGCCGGTGGCCTTGTCGGTGATTCGAAAGGCGCCAACGTCGGCGCCATTGGGGTTGGACTCGGCAAGCTGGAGCATCTGCCCAAGAATGCCGTTGCCCTCGCTCGTCTGCATCAGCATCACCTTGATGATGCCGGACTTGTCTCCCGTCTTGAAGCGCGCAACCTGTCCGTCTGTGCCCACCTTCGTGGACCAAACCTCGCGGTTGCGTGCCACGGAAACGAAGTCACCGTCCGCATAGCCGGAGTTGATGTTTTGGCCTGCGACCGACAGAATCACCTGGTCAGCCGAGTATGTTTTCAGTGCCATGGCGTTGAACCTCAGCTCGTCACTGTGCCGTTGACTTCAACAGCGTGAATGGCTCCTGCGAGCCTGAATGAAAACTCCACGTTAGGCAGCAGTCGCTGGCTTCGCGTGGTCGAATCAACCTCACTCGCGGCAGGCGCCGTGATGGTGTAGGGCTCGTCCGTGGAGATGCCCTTGGCCCGGATGCCATCGCCCATCTGCCCCTCAACCTCGGCCACAACCAAGGCAATACCCTCGTCCGTGTAGGGGATCTTCTTGTTGGCGAGCAGCAAAGCAAAGATCCGCGTTTGCATGCCGGACTGCATCCAGTCGATGAACCGCACCACGTCGAGCCACTCTCCGCTGGAGGTGTAGCCCCCGAGCGTGCACGCAACGCCGAGCGTTTCGATGTAGTAGTTGCAGCGCTTGCTCTTGAGTGACGATTCCTTCGCATCGGTCAGCTCGTAGACCTGCACCGAGGATAGTTGCTTGTAGGCCCAGGTGTCACTGCCCGGCTGAACCACGAACTGCTTCCCCATGATGCCCGCAGCGAGCCAGCTCACTCCAAGATCAGGGTGAAACCAGCACCCGGTTCTGGCGTAGTTGAAGGACTTCAGCACCGACGCGATGTCCGTGGTGGTGCCACTGACCGTCGCTCCCGAATCCGCCGTCTGAGCGCAGAAGATGACCCGCAGAGCTTCCAGGTAAGCAGCCGCTTCAGCGACTTCAGCCGCAGAGTTGGAGTCGAGCAGGGCCCCGTACCAGTCTGGGTCTTGGGCTCGGATGTCCGCAAGATCGTTCGCGATGCCTGGATCGGCCGTCACGTCCTTGAGCGCCAGTGTGTCGCTGAGGCTCCCAAAAGTCGTGAGCATTCCGTCCGATGTGGTGGTGACCACAACCTTAGTGCCGCTCGCGCCCGTGGCCTCAAAGCGGCCCTGCACGCCCACGGTGTAGGCCCCTCCCGTCCCGCTTTGTGCTGGGACCGAGACTGACGTGATCTGAGAGAACAGCGTGCCGTTCGTCCCTTTGACGGTAGCGCCGCCACCGTTGGGAATGAGGATCGTGTCGGTGACCGTGTTGTCGGCCTTGTCTTTGCCTGTCACCGTCATGGTCGTGGCGTCGAAGTCGCCATGCGCTGAAAAGGTAGCTTGCACAGCCCTCGGCGGATCCATCACATCGAGACCGATCACGCCATTCAGCTCGGTCTCATCGTTGAGCGTTGTGAGGGATGCCGACGTTGCCAACGACGTCACAAGCGCGTCAGCATCGGTCTCGGCCTGGGCGTTGAGCGCGGTGGCGAGTGCTGTGCAGACCGCTGCGAGATTGTCTCCAGAGAGCGCCGTGTAGGTTACCTCGAGGCCGTTGACCTTCAAGGAGTACACTTTCCCGAGGGATGGAGCTTCGGGCGTGAGCTCCACTTCTTGCGCAAAGGCTTGCTGCCGGCGGCCAATCTTCACGCGTTTGACCCTGGGGCGTTGCGCAAAGATGGTGCGTGCCATTTGGTAGGCGGGGTCTGTGGAGGAGAATCCGTCGTCGGTCATGCCCTTCAGGCTCGTGTAGGACCTGATGAGGTCCGTGTAGAGCGTGTGGTACGCGGCGATCATCGGCGTGCCGAACCCCGCCTTGCTCGGCGTGGCTGCGGTTGCTGAGATCTGAATGGTGGCGATGTCGTCAATGCTCACGGCAAAACCTCGTCTTCGGCTTGGAGACTCTGCGCGAGCGCTGTGCCCGCGGGATCCTTGATCGTGCTTGTGACCTGCACGCGTTCGATGGTGTTGATGGGCCTTCCTGCAACCACTTCCGAGAGGTTGAAGCGGAACTCCACGATGCAGCGTGAGATCGCACGCTGATCCACCGCATAGTCGGCCGTGCGGATGCCGCCGACAGAAACCAACCCCACGTTTGCGCTCGCCAGGTCCGCGAGCGAGTCAGCGCTGCGCGCTAGGGCCCGCAGTCTTGAGGCAAAGGCACGCGCATGGGGAGAGGACGGAGACTGCGAGTGTGTCTCAATCGAGACCTGCATAGTCGCGACGCTCTGGACCACAGTCTTGGGTGTCAGGTTTTTCCCTGGCGCAGCAACCGTTTCGTCAAGCGCGAAGCGCTGGTCCTCAATGCCAACCGGTAGGTCAGACACCCAGGACAGCAGCGCTAGGACACCATTGTGTCTCTTGCGCGGCTCGTTCTGCCACTGCACAAGAGGAAGCTCCCCGTTCGTGGCAATCCACGCGGAGAGGGCGTTTTGAAGCTTTTCGTAGTCCATCAGTCGAGAGGTTCGTGCCCGATGGAGTCACGAAGCTGTCCCGTCTCTACCAGCGGCACATCGCTGCCTTTGCGCGCGACGGTCGCTGGCTTGTTGGGCGGATCGATGTGAGCGTTGATGGCGTCAACAACGACCTTCTGCATCGCTGAGCCTATGACTTCAACGCACTTTTCTGCGGAGACCTTGCCGAACCAGTGCTGGTACGCGATGTTTCTGGCGATCGTGTAAAGATGCTCAGACGCTGCGTCGATTGGTCCGCGCAGAAAAGAGCGCTGTGGAATGTTGGCTGCTGGCGCACCAAACTCATGGATCTTGCCGATCTCGAGACAGTCAGGGTCTGTGACCCCAACGACTGCACCGAGTCTGCCTATCCGCCTGGAGAGCCATCGAAGCCCTTTGTCTTTGTCCTTCAGCTTCATGTCGGCTTCACGCCCGCGATCCATGGACCGCATCCACGAATGCGCGCGAGTCGCTTCCACTCGGCCAGGTACGTCGATTCGCCCTCTTTGGACTGCAGGCGTGCCTGCTGCCCGAAAGGCGAGACCGAGAGGATGTGCGCGGCCTTCCAGCCTACAGCATCGTCGAAACGGTCCCCGAGAACCTCCGCGTTACACCCGCGTGTGGCTTCGGCCAACGCCGAATCAACCACCTCATCAGGTGTCTCGGAAAACTCCTGGAACCGCTGTTTGAAACTGTAGGCTGTGTAGGCCATGCACTATCCCTTGTTCTTTGACTTGCCGGCAGGCCTGTCCGCCTGGGGTGCTGCCTCTGTAGGCATGGCGGCAGGTTGCGTCTCCGCAGGCGCGGAAACACCATCGCCGTCAGTCGATTCGGAAGGCGAGACCGGCTTTGCGGGTGACTCTGTGGCAGAGCCGAGGGATGCGAGCAGAGACGCGAGCTCGGCACGCAGCGATGCGTTCTGGTTCTCGAGGAGCTCGAGGCGAGCGTTCATGGTGGCGAGTTCCTCCTTCACCATGTCCATGTCGCCTGCGGTTGGAGGAAGCTGTGCATCGAGCTTGGCCTGGGCCAGCTCCTCCTCCGTCACAGGAACGAGGTACCCCACGTCCAGCATGCGCTGGTAGCGAGGGTGGTTCTTGGGGACCAGTGCCGTCTTCCCCGGGGCAATGCCTGCCACGTGGGCAGGCCGTGTGTTGCGTACAGAGATCATCATCCATCAAGCCCGTCGTAGTAGAACATACCAAGAGGTTGCTTGACCGCGGTCCCTCCGCAGGAGGCCTCGCAGGGAGTGACCCACTCAAGCTCCACGGGCTGTGGAGAGTGAGCGATGAAGGGGATGGGAACGATGCTTCCGGCCACGTCCACGTGGCGCTTGTAGGCCACCGCGCGAGGCCCTGTGCGGGCTGCGTCTGCGGTCGCGAGGAGCGGCCAGGAATCCACGGACATCTGTCGGCCGGTCGCCTTCATCACCTTCTCCAGGAAGAAGGACAGCACGGTTTCGTTGGCTGCAAGGCCGTAGGAACGCCCGCTTACGATGAGCATGTGCTTGGTCGGAAGCAGGATGGTGTCAGGCGAGAACACTTCTTTCGAGACAATCACCTGGGTGTTCGCGAGCGTCTTGAGTTCTTCAAGGAGCTCTTCCGGGGACATGTCTTCCCAGGCCTTTGCGGCGGAGTCGACGGTCACCGAGGAGTTGTTGAGGAAGCCCTTGATGCGGCTGTCGTTGGCCGAGCCAAAGGCCACAATGGAGTCGATATCGCGGGCGATCACGTCGGTGGCCACGTTCGCGCGCATCTGGTCAAGCTGAATGCTCGGGCCGAACTTCGAGGCCTTGGCCACTTCACGAAGCTCCTGCGTCGTGTACGAGTAGGAAGTGCCAATGATCTTGACGGCCGAGGTGTGTTCGCTCAGGGACACGTCCACGCGTGGCAGGGACTTGCCGCGGTCGCCTGTGGCGACGGCGCGACCAACCCGATCTTCCACCAAGAAGGTGTAGGAGCGGGCCCCGGGATCAATGCCGGGGATCATGGGGACGAACTTCAGGGCCCGAAGCTCTGCATACAGAGTCTCGGTGACGGTTTTTTCAACGTGGTCCAACGCACGCTGGACGATGACGCTCTCGCCGCCAGCGTCGAGCCGGAGTGCCGAGCCGTCCTCACGGAAAGACGCTGGGACCACCTGACGCAGAAGCGTCAGGTACTTTTCTTTGATCTGCACACTCATGGTGATTCTCCATCCGCCCACTAGGGCAGGTTGATCTCCAGGAGCGCGAGACCGGCCCCAGAGGTTGAGGTTCTGAACCGGGCCGAGATGGCCGCTGCGGTCGCCGTGTCCGCGTCGTTGCGAAAGGCGCCCTTCTGGGTGCCGGTGCCCGTGGCGTAACGAACGTAGGCCTGCTCGCCTGCGTTTACCGCGGCTTCGACGTACACCCAGACCTTGCCCTGAGAGATCGACTCAAGGGTGTCTCCGATCTGGTAGGTGCTTCCCGCGGTGCCGCCTGAGGGGAAGCGCGAGTCTTGCGTCACGCGGGAAGGCGCGATGCCAAGACCCGTGGCGACCTCGCCGCTCGAGGTGGGAAGCTTGAGCATCCCGTCGTCGGTGCCGTGCGTGACGAACAGGCCGGACTGGATGACAACTTCCGCCTCGCCATTGTTGGTCGAGATGTGGGAGCCTTCAACCTGACCTGCGAAGGCCGGCTGAAGCGAGAATGCAACAGACGTTTGGAGACTCATGGGTTAGACCTTTCCGGGCGCGCCGGTAATGTTGTTGGTGCCGATCGGGGCGCGGCCCTGTTCGATCAGGCGCGCTCGGAATTGCTCCGCGGTTTCACCGCCGGACTTCTGTTCGAATGGGGCTGCGGCTGGGACCATCAGGGATGCCAACGCGGCCTTCGTGTCAGCGCGTGCTTCAGCGGAGCGAGCCGCGGCTTCGGCTGTCGCCTGGCTCGAAGCGCTCGCTGTCTTGTGAGCAGCCAGCGCGCCGCGGTAGAGCGTGGCAACAGCAAGCTCGTCCATGCCGTCCATCCGCTCTCCGGGGGCCAGCTTTGCCAGCACGAGCTCGTGGATCTCCCGGGGTTTCTTGCCTTTGAGATCCACGTCACCAAGGACAGAGGCTGCGTCCTGGCGAAGACGGACACGGGCCTCGACCTTCGCGTCGAGGATTTCCTCTTCCGAGGGCCCAGGCTCAGCGGCGGCTTCGGGGGAAGATGCTGGGGCAGACGCAGCGAGGCGTCCGGCTTCCGCGGCTTCCTCTGCGGCAATGGATGCTTGGAGTTGGGCAAGGCCGGCAATCACGTCGGTCATGCCCTTTTGCAGCGCCTGGAGCTGCTCGCTGATTTGAGCGTTGAGCGCAGGCTCAGCGGCCGGCGGCATGGGAGCCTCTGCGTCGGCCTTGGGTTCAGGCTGAGAGGCAAGGTCGGTTTGGAGAGCTGCCATATCCTCTGCGGAGTCGCAGCGGTAGACACGCCCTTTGAACGTGATCGTCTTCATGGGTTCCTCGGGGGTCGTGATTTCGTAGGCGGCCCCATCGAGCCGCAGGGAAACGTCAGTGCCCGCGCGGCCTTCGCCCTTCGAGAGCAGTGCTGCGTGGTTGTAGCGGATTTGCCTCTGGATCCTTTGGTAGGCTGAGCCTTCGAAGACTCCAGGGGTCTCGTCGAGCTGACAGCGATACCCGGCGGACACATCACGGAGCGTCTTCTCTTCAATGCGCGAGACGGCGTCTGCGTCCTGCACGATGAGTGTGGCCGCGAGGTAGATGCCGTCGCGCTGCACGTTGTCCGCGACTGTGCCTTTGTTCACCGATGCGTAGTTGTCGGAGGTAACAAGACCGTGGTGGCCGACGGTCACCGGTGCACCGCACATCGAGGCGATGGACTCCGGATCGAAAACCTCTTCCGGAGGGCGGAGCTCGCCAAACACATTCCCTTCGGTGTCCTTGTAGTAGAAGACACCGACGCGGGTCAGGTTCGCGGGTACACGAAGACCTCCCTGTGGCGTGCGCGTAGGCTCACCAAGAGAGGCTCCACTGTCAAAGCGAAGTGCCATCGGACTAGGCGGAGGTGACGGCTTCCCAAGCGCTTCCCGTGTAGACGTTCAGCTTGTGGGTCGTCGAGTTGTACACCACGAGACCTTCGGTCGGGCTCGAGATGGCATTGCGCTGGGTGGTGGTCATCACTGGAGGCAAGAAGCCCTTGGTGGTGCTCGTGCAGCTCAAGATTGACTTGGAGTCTTGTGCGCCACCGAATCCACCACCTGTGGTCAGCGTCGCGCTCTCGTCGACCGTGAGCGTGCCTTTGACGGTGGTTGCCTTTCCGGTGCGGCCAATCTCCACCGCGTTGGCGTTGGTGCGGCCGAGCTTGGCGGTTCCGGACGTGCCGGATCCAGCCTTGGCACCCGCGTCGAGAGACAGATCGCCGCCGTTTGCGTTCGTGGCGCCGCCGTCACCAGCCAGCACCGAGAGTGCCCCTCCCGCAGTGTCGGCGGTCGTGGAGGCGCCCACCTTCAGAGTGTGAGCAGTTTCTTTCTTGAGGATCATCGCATCCGCGATGTCGAGCAGACCATCAACGATGGCAGCGGCGGTTACTCGGGTCCATTCAATCGCGAGCTTCATTGCTGGGGCAGTCATGGTGTTTCTTCCTGTGTGTCGGGGTCATCGGCACCACGCTGGATGCCAGTCCACAAGCGCCCCTCACGGTTCTCGGCGAGAACGCGCTGGAGCATGGATTTCGTGCTCTTCTGCGAGCGGATGGCAGCGGCGTGCTCGGCACGCATGCGCTCCATCTCAGCCGCATGTTGCGGCTCCGGGGCTGTGTAGTACTCGGGCCCAAGCAAAGCCTCGGCCTTCGCCTCGTCTACGCCTAGGGCGTGGGCAATCTGGGCGATGCCGGCTCTGCGTGGGATCCGTCGGCTTGCAACCTGTTCGATGATCCCCGAGACAGGCGACATGTCCACCTGTGGAACTAGCGCTGCGTCAGCAGTCTGGGCTGAGCTTGGAGCCTGTTCGAGGGGCTTGCCGTCAGGACCAACCAGGGGTTTGAAGTCCACGGGCCCGAGGGCGGCATTCGCCATCTCATCCGTCGCCGTCGGGGTCGAAATCTTGATGAGCGCAAGACCGCTTTCGCGTGAAAGCCCGCCGGCAGCAACCGCCTGAACAATCTGCACGAGCGTGGCAGTTTGAGCGCCATTGAGAGCCGTTGCTTGGATGTCCATCCGCGGGCCCTGCGAGCCTGGGTCGCTGCTCTCCTGGGTCGCCGGGTCTGTCGTGAGAGAGGTGGTTTCGCTCCAGCCCTCGGGACGAAATCGGCTTTGCCTGACTTCGTCGGGACGGAGCACTCCCGCGTCCATGTAGATCTTGTCGGTGGTCGCTTGCGTGGCTCGCAGTTTGGCCTCTTCGTGCTCAGAAGAGTCTTTGAACGGGGGGAACGTGACCTTGATCCCCGCGGGGATACTGCCGCGTGTTGGTCCTTCGGAAGCGGACAGGAGCAGTTTGGCGACGTACGCGATCTTCGATGGAAGGACGTCCTCTCGCTCGGCTCCGATGCTTGCGTGCCAGTTCTCAATGTCGGAGTCACCGGTGGCGTTGAGGCCTGCGGGCGCCTGCCCCATCAGGACGGTGACAGGAACCTCACTCACTGCGGAGAGCAGGTTCGCGTTTCGGTCGAGCAAGTCGGCGACTCCGCTCAGCACGCCGATGTCCACCCGGGAGTAGTCCTCACCGTCCGCGTCCAAGAGCAGGGCACGCGCCACGCTCCGGGCCTGTTCCATCAGGGCGAGACGCTTGGAGAAGGCTTTGTCTCCGTCGCTTGCCATCGCCTCGTGCAGGCCACGGATCTTGATGACTCCCTGCGAGGCCTCCTGCAGCAGCACGCCAGAGGCGGCAAAGGCGCCCCGAAACGCCTTGAGCTCGGAGATGACGCGCTGGAGAATGGACTCTCCCCAGCCATAGAGTTGGAGCCTCCGGCGCCTGGTGGGCGTGATCCCCTCGAAGCGAAGCAGCCGAGAGGCATGCACCACGACCGTGTCCGACGCAGTACCTCCGATCCGAGTGAGCCTGTACGTGACAGGCATCCCGAAGCGCGGGCTCCACGGATCGGTGTCGAAGGTCATAGGGTAGAGCTCGCGACGGTCCACGTCGGTCGCCCAAAGCACCCGGCGCAGGGTCGTGCGCCTTAGGGGCTCCTCCGGCCCGCTAGAGCCGTCATCGACACCGAGGAACACGGCCCCGCCGCCGTACAGTCTCGCCCATGTCCAAGCGCGCTTGAGAGTCTCTTTGAAGTGCAGCCGCTGAAACTCATCCTGGAGCAGGGTCTCCACGTCGTTCGAGCTCGCCGAGACCTTAAAACCCTTTCGCAGCGCGTGCTTCGGGACGGAATCGACGATGCGAGCTCCGATGCCGTCAAGGTTGTAGATGTACTCGAGGGTGGCTAGATCGAGGTACTCAGAGGACTGAGGCTCAAAGCTGAGGTCGTTCTTCCCGAAGCTTGTCCCCACCTGCGTGAGGGTGTTGACCCACGCGTCGTAGCGCGCGGCCACGGCTCGTTTGAGGCGAGAGAGGTTCATTTCGGGTTAGCCTGGGATCTGTCGTGACACTGCCGCGCGAAGCCTGGCGAGGTACGCGGAACCTCCGCCAAAGGTGAGCGTCAACGCGTCGCCATGGTTCGGGCTTCGGCCGAGCCGTCGCTTGATCTGGTCCTTCTCTTCGACCTGGAAGCGACCGTTGGAATCGAAGCTGTACTCTGGGACCGTGAGGTCAGCCTGGAGCTGTTCGTGAGGCGGGATCTCACCGCCTGCGCCGAGCCAGTCAGCCGCGGCGAAGTGCACCTGAGTGCGAAGGTTGTGGTAGCCGGGGAAGCCGTCCGATGGCTTCACATCCGAGGCGTTCGACACGTTGACGGCCACCGCGTCGCAATCCCGACTCCTCTTGAGTGAGTCGAAAACCGCCGCGCCAATGCCGATCACATCGACGTGGATCTTTGGTTTTTCTGTGGGGCCCAGGAGCGGCGAGCCGTTGAGCTTGTGTTCCCTCAGCCGCTTGAGAATGAGGCCCGCTGTGTCTGGCCCGTCCGCTTTGGGAAGGTTGTCGAACACCGCCACCACGCGGTGCCCTCGCCTGGCAATCGCGACCGTTGGGTCGTCTCCAAAGCGCCCACAGTCAAGACCAACAACCAGCGGCTCGCTGGGAAGTGCCTTGTCTGCGTTCTCGGTCCACCTAAGAACCGCGTCTTCGATCAGCGCCAGGGAGACAACAGTCCTGTCTCCGCTGGTTGGGAACTCTCCCTCCACGCGGACCGAAAGGACCGGTGAACCCTTGCCGAAGTGGGCCTCAAGTTTCGCCACGCCTTCGGGGCTGGCAAGACCTGGGATCCGCTTCGCGCCTGGCTTGAAGTTCGGCGTCTCCCTCGAGGAGATGCGCAGCCCCTTCCAGGCTCCACGCTTGGAATGGAAGGTGTCAAAGAAGGTGCCGCTGATGCGCGTTGGGTTGCCAGTCAGCAGCACCTTGCCGCCGCCTGTCGAGTTGCCGAACACCGAATCGAAGATCTTCTCCGGGAAGCCGGAGGCTTCGTCGACCACAAAGAAAAGAGATGGGCTCGAGATGCCTGCGAAGGCCTCGGCGTCCCTTGTGGTCAAACCAAAGATCTCGCGGCCGTCCCGGAAGCGAAGTCCTTTGTGGTAATCGTCGTAGAGCCTGCCTCCAAGGGGGCATCCCCGCCGCGCTGCCATCTCGTAGAGCTTGCGCAGCTCGGGCCATAGAATGCTGTCTACCTGGTGCCCCGCAGGCGCAGTGAAAACCACGCGGGCGCTAGGCCTGGTGCAGACCCACCACAGAGCTGCCGTCGCGTCCATGCGGCTCTTGCCGACCTTGTGGCCGGAGCGCACGGAGACGAAGTCGTTGGAGGCTAGTGCTCCGAGCGCTTCCTGCTGCCGGTCCCACAGCTCGACCCCGAGAGCCTCCTTGGCGAAGAGGCATGGATCATGTGTCCACCTCTTCAGGAGCCGCTGCGCTGTCAGCCTCTGTTCCTGTGTCGAACCCAAGCGAGAGTAGGTCTCCGAGACCAGTGAGCGTGAGGTTTGCCTGCTTGCCGTGCAGCAGCTCGTGCTTTGCCATCACCGCCGCCCGGGCTTCGGCGAGGCACTTCCCGAACGCGATTGCGGCTCCAGCGGGGATCTCAGGCCCAACCGTCGGAGCGATGGCTCGGGCGCCTCGGATGGCCATCCCTGCGACCTCGTCTAGGAGGGAGGCCTCGGCCACGATCTTCTCGATGGCCGCCTCGTGGACGGGACGCACCGCCTCAATCTTGGCGAGGGCTGCCGCCCGGACCGCACAGTGGGAAAGTTTGTGTTTGGCGAGGTTCTGGAAAGGGATCTTCTCGCCGTGGGTCGTCTCAAGCCAGGTGGAGACTGATCGGGTTGACTCTCCTGCAAGGAGTCGCTGGTCAATCTCCGGGCGGAGGGCGCTGTTGCAGGCCTTGCACTGGGAGCTGTATCCGGGAGGCTGTGTCATAGGTGTGTCGCGCTGTCGCGCCTGGGCGTCGCGCCTGTCTAGGGTTCCGTCGTGGCCGCCCTGGTCTGGCTACGAATTGGGCTTCCCCTGCTCCTCTGACTGAGGTCCCGACGCTCCCGAGGGCTTCTTGGACGTAGCGAGCGCGGCACGCACGAAACAGTCCTTCGCCTCCAGGAGCTTCCTCAAGC